TTACAAAATCGGCAAGTTTTCTATCAGGCTGAGGTTGATCAGCAATGTCATCCACCGGCGCAACGCCAGATGGACCCACATCGTCCGCGGCATCCCCCATTCCCCTCTCGTACAGACTCATTCCTTAGAGTCCTTTCCCTATTTGGTCTTACCTCATCCCAAAGGCATGACCTTCGAAATCATCTCATCCAATGAATCGAGTTCATTTTGCTGCCGGGGAGCAGCAACCTTGACCTCAGCTAAAGCTTTTTTCAGTTCATCTTTTTGCGTTTGCGGAACTTGTTTGGCCTGTGTGTATCCGTAAAAATCACGGCTCATGATCTTATTAACGAACTTGTGACACACATAGGCCCAAAAACCATTGGAAATCAAAAAAGCAGCAATAAGCAAACCAATTGTGATCTCCAACTTGTCACCTACACAATGACAGGAGCAATTTTATCTCCACCACCAAGAAGTCTAAGACCTTCATCTTTTCTACTCAACTGAACGACAGGCACATTATCTTTCCAGAAAAGAGGAGACGCCGTATCACCTTCAGTGAGGTAGTCATAAAACTCATCACTCACGATGCATGGCTTTTTATTAGCTCCAGGACGTCTGGAGAGAGAAACAAAGCGAGCGAAGTCCTCAAAGGTTTCAAGAACCGGCTTATCCATCACAGATAAGCTCTGTGGTCCTTTAACCGTTTCGGCTGAAGTCGCCTCGTTGGAGTTTTTTGATGTAGAATTCTTCGTACCTTGGGTGATTGGCAGGGACATCTAGGATCTCCTCTTTGAGTTCCGTTGGATATGTGATCACAGCTTCAATGCTTGCTAACGCGTCTAATAAATCATCATGCCTTGAACGTTCTCCTGAATAATCCAGGTATTCCTGTTCAAGATCATAAAGACCTCGGTTCAGATAAATCTTGCCCCATTCAAATCGGGGTATCAAGCCCAGGATTTTCATTTGCTTCGTTTTATCATTCGGAGGCTTTATCCCAGTGAGAGGAATGATAATGTTCCGCCTCTCCATCTCTTCAAAATCCATATAGAGAAGAACCTTCTGAAAGGCCACATCCTCAATCCCCATCTGGAGAGGATCGAATCTCTCTGTCATCTGAAACATAAGATTAATGATTTCAGTTGGTGTGATCTTATGTCTGGAAGCGTATTCTACATACCAGTTCTTCTGGGTATCTACTGCCACGACCACAATAGCCGTGAAATCAGCAGAATCAGCTTGAGAGATGGCAGGATCGATGAAAATGAACTTATGCACGATCTTAGGAAGCGTTTCATAGTATTTGATCCATGACTTTTTGAATGGTTTTGAATCTTCATCAATGACTTTATTAAGATATTGATTGGCGAAGAATTGAGAGCCCATATGGCGTTTGGCTTGATCTAGGAATTCATGAGTTAGCCGTTCTGGGAAAAACAGCGAACCGTCATTATTGTAGCAGGATTTGTAAAATAAATCCCACTCAGCCATTGCTTCCGTTGTTTCCGTTACTGAATTCATCATTATAAATGAACCCAACCGTTAAAAGAAGACTCGCTCCAGAAGCCGAGATCCAAGTCGTTGGCTGGCCAGCAAAGGCTCTGCCATCAAGGGTTGTAACAAAAATAGGTAAACCCTTACCATTAGCCACAAGCTGCAAAGAGCTTCCATTGGAATTCAAGTTATTGAATGTCATAGTGACACCATTGACTAGCGTTGCACCGGCTGGTGCATAGCTTGTGCCCATACCTGCAATCTCAATCCCAGTTGATCCTGAATAAAAGAAAATACCGACTTGGCTTTTAAGAGGAGGAATCACCGTGAAGTTTGAAGCTCCGGTGACGGGAGAAAATGTCGTAATCCCCATTGCCCGGCAATTAGGAAAATTCAAAAGAGACATCCATCCTCCTCGATTTTCATTTCAATCTGTCACTGTTCAAATCATGGAGCAATAATTAAATTCGTTTTCGGTTTTTCTAGACCTGACCTGAATGCTTTATGCTGCAGTAAATCAAAAACTGCTTGAAGGATGTGAGGACCATAGGCTTTGTTGAAGATCTCTATGTCCATCTCTAGGCAATCCATCGGGATGACACAAGGACATCGGTGTTGAGATCCTTTCTTTGGATTTCTCACCTCAATGAGCAGAGGAATGCCAACTGGAGCTATTTTTCTTTTATCTTTTTGAAAGCTCATTTCAATATCCTTTCATGCATTCTCTATCTTTGAAAGCACTGGTTTTCTGCTCTTTTTCAAGTCTTGCCAACGCTTCATCCATCCCAGGCGGAAGCTTCTTCCATTTATCCTTGAAATATTTAAGGTTAGCAATCCTGATCGATGGATCAAGCGTTTTTGCAGCCGTGGCCCCACCAAAATGCCAAATCAGTGACGAAAGGCTTGCCCCGCAAATATAGCCCTTTTCAATCGCTCGCCATGAGAAATCAATATCATCCTGGCCAGTCTTTAAGTTCTCATCAAAGTAACCAATCTCATCAAAGATCTTCCGTGGGAAAAGAGTCGCATACATGCATAAAAATTCCTGTTTGATAAAACCCATATTGTAAAGGCTCTCAGCATCTAGCATCTCATTGAAATAAGGCTCAAGCTGCTCGTAGGTATGCGATTGCTGAGTGATGACATTTTGATACCCATCTTTATTGAAAGCAAAGGTCAGCATGTATTGCACATTATTATCACAAGGACTGATTCCATTTAAAACGCACTTCATTCTCTCACTGAAAGAGATCATTGGTTGCAAACAGTTCTTCGTCAAAAAGACATCGTCGTTAAGAAGAAAAATGAAATCACTATTTCGCGAGGCTTGCTTTATTCCATAATTACAACCAACTGAATTGTGAAAATGCTCCCTTGGCGGACAAACTGTCTTTGCTATTTTGTATTGAGGTAAATAACTTGGTTTACCGACAACGATAACTTCGAGATCTTCTTTAGGATAATCCAGATTCTCAATTGAGCGAATGCAAAGATCGAGATAGCGCTTTGATTCAGGCAAATAGGTTGTGATGATGATTGAGACTTTTTTCACTCATCAACCTCAAATGGACCTGCGTGCTTTTCATAAGGCCGATTATTTCCTCTATGTTGCCAACTAAAGTGATGTTTTGCCTCGTCTTCCGTCATTAGATAAGAGCAGACGGCCAGCCGATTTGTATCTTCTTCAAAATATCTCCATTGCCATACATGTTTTTTCTTTTTTGGTTCTGGAAAATCAGAGCATTTTTTGAATTCATCAAAATATTCTTTCAAATCACTACCAGGTGGCAATATGAAATTTTTAATCATTTCAGCGGCAACCTCAGCACATGTTTTCATTCCTTAATATCACCCAAATGCGTCGTTGAATCTTTTGGAATTGAACATTTAAACACAATCATTCATCAAACTCCTGCTTAGACCATTCAAGCTTAATCGTACCTTCACGGATATATGGCGATTCTCCCCAATAACTTTTTATCTCATCCTCAGATCTCATCATCTGAGAGATCACACCATTTTTATCGGCCCAAAGATAACGGATGATTTTCTTTTTTGGTAATGGCCAAGGACAATCCTCAGTCTCTTCAATTCTTCTAATAAAATATTCAGTAGACAATCCAGTCCAGTTTAATCTTTTTATTTCTTCATAAAGATCTTGAATAACTTCAATCGTTTTCAATCTTTCTTATCTTTCTTGGGAAGCTCAATATGAAGCCAGAAATCTTTCTGCTCATTTTGAAGTCTCAATTCATATTTATCCGGAGTTTCATTAGCAATCACTCTTGGTCGATCATTGCATTTGAGAAGAAATTGTAAGAGTTCTTGATATTGTTGTTTAGTCACAACTTCCTCCGTCTTTTGGCTTTATTTCGCTCTTTATGATTTCCATTGTGCAGATCTTTGATTGCAGCATCTTCTCTTGATTCTCGATGCATTTCTTTTAATGCAGATGAAAACTTGTTTTCTTTGACTTCCTGCTTGCTCACCAAACCAGTCCTTTCCTTTGTTCAGCATCAATCTCATTCAAAAGAATATGGCCAATGAGATCACCTTGGGCATATCTAGTGCCAATAACCACAATTGTCCCACCAGGTTCAAGCAAAGAAATGTAAAGTTTGTAGTGATCAATCACTTTTTCTCTAAGCTCCTCACTCATCGAGTTATCTGGCGAATTCATATCGTCTGCAATGATAATCGTATAGTGCTGCGACGTCTTCTGAGCTCCAATACCAGAGCAAGTGATACTCGATTCTTTATAGATTTTGGTGCGCTGCTTGATCGTGATCTCGCCTTCATTCCAATTAAAATCAGTGCGGAATTGACCGAATAAGTCAGTCATATTCTTTGACTCGAGATGTCCTTTTATCTCCCGAAGAAATTTTGAGGAATTGGTGTACAACTCTGAATCAAGAAGTATCCGATGATTAGGATCACGGATAAGATTCCATACCGGAAAAGCAATTGATGCAATCGTCGATTTAAAGCATCCTCTTGGGATGACAAGTAGTTTCTTTCTTGTTTCGGATTGGAGCATTCGACAGATAGGCAGATGAGTTTCTTTTGTAACTTGTTCATAACCTAAACCCACTTTCGTTAGAGTGAATAGTGATTCTCGGTATTTTTCAGCAAGTCTTTCTCTCGTCGCCTTTATCTGTACATCTTCAGGATATGGATCATAAATGTTAGCTAAGTACATTCATCTATTTTTGATCCAATTGTTGGCGAGCTTTCCTAATATCTTCCAAAGTCAATTTATGCTTTGCTTGAGGTCTATCATTGCATTTGCAAACAACCCATCCAAGACCAACCACATTTCTGCGATAGGGAATAATGCATTTGCATTTAGGACAAAGTTCATTCTCCCTGCTCATTTGCTTTCCTTAGCTGCTCTTTCAGCATTTCAACCTGAACTGGATCAGTCATAGTATGAGTCGCATTCATTTCAATAGCTTTTCGTTGAGGATATAAATATTTCGCAGCTTCACAATGAGCTTTTAAAGAGACAGCCTCTGTAGGGCTTTTACAGAGCCGTAGTAAGCCTTGAAAGACATCCACGCCTTCCTGCTTGCAGAGTTCAAAAAGATCTTGTGTGGCTTTGTTTGGGATGCCTTTAACTCGACCAGAACCAACTCGACGGCCGCCATTTTTTGATTTTTCCACTTTTTCAGAGTCTGACATCGATTATTCACCTTTAGTGAGTTCGGTGTTTTGAACTATTCAAAAATAAACATTTGATCCGGTATTTTGTAATTCTCTTTGGAACAAGTGTCTGACAGTTCCATCACTCATTTTAGTAAGCGCAACGGCATCTTCTTCGGCGGATCTCCCGATGCAGCGATAAACAAAGACAGGACTAGGGCCTGTTGTGGCGATAGCTTGAGGACTCCAAGTCACACCAGGAGCATAATTTGATCCTCCACTTTTGGCATGATCTAAAATTGTGACAGTTGTTTTTTGATTATTCGTTGGAGTAAAAAAATATCCCATATTTCCCCTCTAATACTTAACTATTCCACTAGCCGATTGATCAAGCAATGATTCTCTAATGTAGACGCATGTTCCATCTCTCATTTTAACAAAATAAAGAGGTTCTTCACCAGCCGTTAAAGAGATGGAATGAAGAATGGCGACTGGGACTTGTGTTGTTGATGGAGTGACGAGTTTTATGGCTGGACTTGCGTTTGGTTGAGGAACCTGACTGATTAACTTTGGAACCGCCTTTAGATTTGTCTGCATTTGCCCCCAAACGCTTTAAGCTACAGAATCTTGACTTATTTTTTCAAAGTATCTTTTTAAGCCTTGCAGCTCATATTGCTTCATTTCAATCTTTTCTAGAAGCTGTTTATGCTTTGCGTAGTAAATGGGGTCACTGTCATCAAGATCATCTCGAAGTTTTTCGAGGTCTTTTTCTATTTTTTGAATGAGGGCTAATGTGCGCTCTCTCATGCTTTAAAATTATGCTATTTTATTGGTCTGTGTCAAGGCTCGCTTCTAATCGCATCCAGGAACCGATGATAGCTTCGTATTTCTGAGTATGGGTGAGGAATGGTTTTAACTGTTCAAAGGTCTGGGTGACGGATCGGGAAATGAAGGCGATGCCGTTATTGGCCTGTATTTGGCGTATAAACTGCCTTTGGTATTCCGATAACGTTCCGGCCTTTGATTTGACTTCGATGGCAAGAAGACGGCCATCTGGAAGGATACCTAGGATATCTGCGACTCCCTTGATCTCGAAGCTCGTCACCGGACGTCTGAAGATCCCTTTTTTTTTATCAAACACACCTGTCGTTTTATTATGCCAGGCGTAAATTCCAATTTCTTTTAAGAATGTTAAGATTCTGCGCTGAATAATCTTTTCAGGCACATCCATTGACCCTCTTTAGGGGCCCCGGCCGAGGGAGCACAATGGAGGACTACCCCGCCGGGACATGTGAAATGAGAATTAAAACTCATGTGAGACCTTACCAAGAGAATTATTTTTAGTGTGCTTTATGTCAATGGGAAAAATGAATTGAAACTTTTTCGATTCAGTCTCAGCTTGAGACTGTTCTTGTTAAGAAATTTTTTGTGAATCCGTTCGACTTACAGACAAGCGTAGAGAACTTATCTGTAAGCCAATCGGCGCCTTATTGTCAAAAATTTTCTTAACTTTGTTTAACGCGGGGCCATCTACTTATGGTCTACAGGACTGAAGATCAAGAACTTCGGTCTGGGCTCAAGAGAGCCTTCCCGGGGAGACCCGGCAAGCATAGTTAAAGTCCTGTTTCTCTACCTGGAGCTATAACAAAAGTAGGGCGTGAGTGTCATCTGGCTCCGTGAAATGGACCATGCATTCAAGCCATAGGACCGGACCTGGGCGTTCAACCTAACGAAAAGGCTCTGAATCCCGGCAAGCACACCGATCAACCGGTGAGCCGTGTTCCTAGGCTAAAGAAACGGGCGAATCCGGTGGACTTAGAAAGGTATCCGGATAAGCTAAAGCTGAACTGGGAAGGGGCCGCATCAAAGCTCTATACAAACCAGCAGCGACAGGGGTTGAATCCTATTCAGGCACCTAAGTCCTCTTTAGGCATTCGTGTATCTTCACCATGAAATGAACAATGCATTATTAATCCTTTGCCTCTCAAATGGAACGGCGTTTTTAAGAAGCGCCTTTTTGATGAAATCTCTTAAAACTTCTCTAAGTCCGAAAGGCTTGCCGTGTTTGAAGAAAAAAAACAAAATTATTTCTTTTTTGGGATAAAAATTCTTCTACAAAGAATTTTATCTCCAGAGGTTGGCCATCCACTAATACTGCAATTCTGTTGCACACTCTGATGGTGCTCTTTAAATTTATTCAAAGCATCTTGTTGGGAACTTGCCTCAACTTGAAAAATCCATGTTTCTTTTATCGGAACGTGAATTTCCCAAATCATATTTTCGATGTTTTTTTTTGATTTTCTCAGAATTGATTTCATTTTAAAAAACATCCAATCAATAGCGGGATAAATGCAGATATAAGATGAAATTGCCAGCCAGGCTGTTGAGCCATAATTTCTCTGCCATAAAATCCAAAATTAAATCCAGCGATAAGCCAAAGAACTGCACTCATTTTTCCTTAAAACCACAAGCTCTCTGCTTTTGCAATTCATCTTTCAATCTCAATATCTCATCAAGCGAGACCTTTAAGTCTTTATTCAGTCGCTTAATCTTGGATTGATAAGATTTGATTAGTTTGAGGTTTGAGCGGTGATGAGTCATTTTTATTCCTCATTATCAAACGCATTAAATTGAGATTTAGGTAAATATGTATTCACTTGTGGTGTCTGTGGATTTGTCTCATAAGTCGTGTTTCCAACTTTCGTATAGCTTGTCCCATCGTTTCCATAGGTCACCTGTCCTACTTGCGTGTAGATGGCTCCATTTGAACCATAGGTCGTCGTGCCCACTCTTGTGTAAGTTTGAGCCATACTTTGAATCGAAATCAGTGTGATAAGAATGAGTAAAGTTTTCATTGTGTCTCCTTATTATCACTTTCTAATGCAATGGCAATGCCACGAGTCGTCGTATATAGGCAAGCTGATCGAAAATAATTGTAAAACTTTTAGACATTTGTGAAGGTATTTTACATGTCTGAAAAACTCGAATTCGATATCACAAAGCCTGAAAATATTGGCCGTCCTTATTACTGGCATCTCGATGTCCATATCAAAGCTGTAATCCAAATGATTCAGGCCGATGAGATTCAGATTGCTCTAGAAATGCTGGATAAAATTCCTGGATATTACAGGGATAACTATCCAAAGGAACTTAATGAAATCAAGCGCATCCTTTATCGCCAAATGTATGATCAATTCGATTATGCCAATGATGAAGGTGAAGCTGGATGGAAAAAAGAAGATGTGATCGCTCAATGTCTCACGGATTATACTTTTCCTCGAGCAAATATTTTAGCTGAAGAAATTAAGAACCTAAATACAGGTGGTCTTGTTCCTTGGATTTGTGAGTTATCTGCAAGTCATGGTTGGCTTCCAATTGGGTTTTCAGAACGAAGATATCAATTCACCTATTTTGCAAAGAATCTTAATGCGAAAGCTTTGGATAAAATCAAAGAATGGCTAAAACAAGATAAAGATATCTGGCGTGATTCGCCCCCAGAATGCGCTCCAAAGATCCTCGTATTCTACGAGGCCCTAGAACACATGAATACTCCTTCAGACTTTACTCAAGCAGCGCATAAACTTGGTCATGAATTTGATCAGATCTATCTATCTACGCCCAAATATACGCTCTGGGGCGGTCTTCCTGATTGGTCTACTCGTCGAATAGGACATGTGCGCACCTGGACTACATCTGAGTTTGGAGAGTTCGCGAGAACTTCATTCCCAGGATTTACTTGGACTTTGTATGATCATCATTCAATGGTTCTTGTCGGGAAACGGACTCAATGAACCATGAATATTGATTTTCCCTCAAATCTACTGAAGTAAAAATAGTAAAAATTTTCACTCGACCAAGAATTTTTAATATTTCTTCTTCGACAATTTTCTTTGAAGCTTCATTTAATTTTTCTCTGATACGATCTCTTAACAAAGAGATCTCCTCATCCCAATTTGATGGAGGACTCATTTTTTCCTTTCTCCAAAAAAAAGAGAGACAGGTGTATTGTTACAATTCTCCCCTTTTGATGGCTTTCGCTATTTCACAGTGCCCCTAGTTTAAACCTCATGCTACAAACATGAGTTATCTGTGGGATTGCACCAGTTTTAGCCCACTCGATCTAAGTGCCTATCGGCGAGAAATAGCTACTTACCAAGTAAGATTAAACTCTTAAATGTAAATATCCAACTCTGTCTAGCAAAAACAGAATGAAAAATAGAACCACAATTACTAAAGCCACATTCTTAAATGGTTGTGGAATTGGCATCAATGCCTGCACGCAATAGAAAATCAAACCGAAAACGATAATGATAACAAATAAACTAATTAAATCCATAGCCCTCCCCTGTCCTTATGATATTGAATAGTGTTCTGTATGACTACCAAATCAAAACTCTTTCTTTCGTTCTCTCGGTACAATAGTAACATTCCTTATTCGAGGCTCTGCTGCGCCCACGACTGTAAAAGAACTCATGTAAGGAGATTTTTTGTGAATGTCCATCATGATAGCTGTATAAAGCCTTGGCTCTAAACCTATTTTAACGATGGCGTCGTCCGCATCCGGGCCGTATGTCATCATCAAACTATGTTGAAATTGACAAAGAGCCTATTCAAAAGAAACGTATTTGTAAGGTTCTAATTCCTTTTTCTTAGCCATTGTCCGTCCCTTCAAGACTGACAATCCTTTTTCTATATTTTTTCATTTCAACTCTCCTGGCTTCTCGGCATATTTTGCATCGACAGCTGTAAGTGTACATGGTTGACCCATGCTCAACTAATTGCTTCCCACAATGAGGACACTTCTTACCTTTTATCATAAAGCTCACAAGCCAATTTGTGATTTGCGATTTCCCAAGGTTTGCAAGATTCAAAGTCAGGCCAGAAATCGTTAGGATTTTTCGGCCTATAAAAACCATAGCCGTCTGCCTCGCCGTTACCTTTGGTTGAATACATTCCGATTCCCCATGAACCTTCGGCATTTGGTTCTTTATCTGGCGTCCTGGACATCTCCACTAATTTGCAGCTCATGTGGCCGTCTCGTCTGGACTGACATTGTTGCGTAGCCAATTATCTGGCATGATTAACTTCTAGTCTTTGTCCGCCCATTGAGGACTGCCATTACTAACTTCATCCAAACCATACCCATTACCTGGATGATAGTTATCATTCATTATTAAATATGCCTCTTTGTTTTTGGTTGAATCTCCATGACGAACGTTTACTTTCTTTATCTTAAGCTGCGTTTCTGGATACACGTCTACATGGCCGAAAATACATAAAATGTATTCTGCATCTTGAGGAAGCTTTAAAAGCGCTTTTACCAAATCTCCAATTATTCTTTTATCGCTCATTTGGTAGTCCTTTCATGATCACCAACCAATTTCTTAAGCCGCTCGATTTCCTCTAATAGATTCAAATAAGCCGTTGCAAGCGTTTGGCCGGCAATCCAAGACATTTCTCGATCTGTTTTTACATAATCAACACGGATATCATCAATATATTCAGATCTGAAATGTCTTATCGCGGTCTCAATTTCATCTGCCCTACGCAACAATTCATTTTTTTCTCCCTTGGCCATCTCGTCTGGACTGACATTCTCAAGGGCATCGTTAGCAATATCATATATTATTTGGTTAGCCGTTTTTAAAGACTCTTTGTCGGCAAGAAATCTAATCTTACAAAGAGCCTCTTTTAAGACCATAGTCTCATCTGGTCCATCG